ACCCGCTGAAATTGGGTTCCATTTTGACCTTCCTGTAAAGGATTCGCCGAAGCGGACTACTTGATGTTGTCGAGAAGAGGCTTCGTGATGAACTTCTTCGTCACGCCGTCAGCGACATCCTGCATCGCCTTCTGCGCAGAGTTCTGAAGCACCGTCTTAGTCGTCTTCGACAACCAGGACGGGTCCTTCTCGTTCATCTTGTTGATCTTGGCCAGCGCGTCTGTCCGCGCGTTGAAGAACTTCAGGTCCTGCTCCGTCATCTCCGACGCCTTGCCTGCCTTGGCCTGAGCGGCCAGACGGGAGTAGCGTGCGGAGGAAGACTCGACGTGGTCCTGAATGTTCCCCTTGTGAGTAGCAGCCGGAGCTGCTGCGGACTTGGCAGTCTTCGTGACAGGCTCACCAGAGGCAGCCCTCTTGGAGTGGTCAGTCGCGATCTGCTTGTCGGAACGGCGGATACCCCAACGCATCCCCTTGATGCCGTGATCCAGACGGTCGTCCGGGTCGACATCGTGAGAGCCGAGGTAGTCCCTACTGCTCATTGCTACCCCCTGGTGGTGCTGCCGGAATCTTCGCCGGCGGAGTGGCGGGCATCTGGTCATCCATCGGCATGTTGGGGTTCCGAAGCTCATTGGCCTTCGGGTCCTTCGACGGTCGCAGTCCGATCTTCGGACGGATGTCGTTTGCCGTTGCGACAGAGCTACGCGTGACCTTGTCGACGATCTCAGCCAGCTCACTGGTCGGGATCAACTTCAGCGGGTCGCGGTAGACCTCAATTGAGTGACGCTGCGTTCGCGCCGTCTTGGTGAGGAACTTCCTCTTGTACTCCTGACGAACCGCGTCCGCGATGGGCTCGATGGTTCGGTCGAAGTAGTTGTTGATGGAATCACGATCGGCAGAACCGTTCATGATCTCCGGAGTCAGGCCCAGCTCGTCGTACACCGCCTTGTGCAGCTCCTGGATCTCTTCCAGAAGTTTGTTGTTGATGGGGCGGTTGAGCTGGATCACCTTCTCCGACACGTCGATGTAGCCCAGACCGAGTTCGTCATCCTTGAGCTGCTGACGCAACTCTTCTCGACGAGTCTTGGCCTGTGCCTGTCGGGAAGTTCCCCGAACGGTGTAGGGAAGCTGAAGCAGCATGTCGAGCTTGCCCGAACCTGCCGCCTCATCGATCCCATCCAGAATCGCCAGCTTGCGCTGAAGCCTCTGAAGGTTTCCGTTGGGCTCGTTCATCACCGTGTAGAAGGGATTCTCGACGAGAGCCACAAACCTCTTCTCCATGGTGATCTGCTTTGTCACTCCGCCGTTGACGGGCTGCCCTTGAGCGTCCGTTTCCCGGTCGTCGTAGACGTTGAGAGTGACTCGCTGCGGCCTCCACCCAGCGACCGTGGCTACCCGCATGTTGCGGATGTCGTAGCTCATCGAGTCTGCGGGGTTGATGTTGGAGTCCGTCGGGACAATGGCCACATTGCCACCCTCGAACATGGTGAGTGCCAGATCCACCTTCATGGCGAAGGCTGACTGGTCGATGTTGGGGTCCAGTGTGAGACAGTCGTTCAGAGAGTCTCGAACCACATCGATGGCGACGTCGTTCTCATCGAGCATCGCGTGATAGAACTCCACGGTCGCAAAGTCGATCGCCAGACGCGTGTAGATACGGCTGGTGATGGACTTGCTGTTGTAGAACCTGGGGGCTTGCCGGTTGGGTCGTGAAACCGTCATCGGACCTGCTGAATAACCCGCCTCGGGAGGCGTGTTGAACAGGTTCCATGCGTGAAGCAACTCGCGTGCTCCTCGAACTACTCGTCCCATCTCTCACCTCCTAATCAAACTGGTCGGGATCGTTCTTGAGGGCAATGAAAGCGTCCATGAGGGCCGCCGTGTTGTCGATCTTCTCGTCATTACGGCGCTTGTGAAGCTTTCGGTTTCCGTTGGTGTCTTCCCACGTCACACAGTTACCCATCGTGTAGGACATGATCTTCTCCGCGAACTTAAGCGCGCGCAGGCCCGCGAGGATCTTCAGCTCACCCAGAGGCACAGACTCAGTCCGCGCACCCTGAATAACCTTGGTGATCCCGTATGGTCCCCACTCTCGCTCGTATCGCTCCACGAAAGAAGCAGCGTTGTATGGGTCGTAACCCATCGTCCGGATGTCGTACTCCATCTCCAGCCAGTGGGCGGAAACGTCATCATAGACGTCCATCATGTCCAAAATCTGGCCCTCCATGATGATCAGGGAGCCTTCATCGATGAATTCCTGGTACTTCTGGCGTTTGGCGCCAGGAAGCATCTCCAGAGTGTGTCTGGTGATGTAACTGCGGGTTGTAACACCAAAGGTCATGTCTTCGACCTTCACGCCTGAATAAAGCGGGAACAGGAACGTGAAAGCACAGAAGTCGTCACCTCGTGAGAGGTCGATGCCAAGAGAACACGGCAATCCGCGGTAAGAGCGGTAGTCGTGGGGTTGGCATTCCTCGTAGGTGAAGAAGAACGTGAATCCTTCCATGGGGAGACCGAAGCGCTTGGCCAAGATCTCGTTACGGACGGCAGGGAACTTCTCAGCTCGCTCCACGTCTGCGGCATACGTCTCGTAAGAAACAGTGATGCCAATGTTCGGGTTGGCCTTGACCCACATCTCGGGGATCTTGACCTCTTCGACCTTGTCGAGCTTGTAGTGGAAGATCGAGACATTCCACTGCTCCATCTCGCCCTTCAGGATGGCAGCCAGCTCCATCTTGATCGTGTCACCGACGCCGTTGCGAACCGTTCCCTCGGAAGAGATGGCCACAAGCACCGGATCTTCGAACTTGGAGGCGCCTTGCTGAAGAGCAGTGATCACGTTCTCACGCGTGTCGCCAGACAGCCACTCGTCCACCGAGTTGTACTTGGATCTGAGTCCCTGGACCTTGTCGATGGACATCGGACGGATCTCGAGAAGGGAGTTGGTGAGAAAGTTCTCGATTCCCTTCTTGGTGGAAGCCAGTTTCTGACGTCCAGATCGAGAGCCAGTGGTGTTCTGCATGGAACCATCAGTCAAGAATCTAAACAATGGTCCCTTAGCCCGCGTGATTGCGGTCTTGATCGGGCTGAGTACTTCTTCCGCCTGCTTCATGGTCGGAGCGACCGTGACCTGGTGGGTCGTTGAGGTGTCGACAGTCAGGAAGTACGCTTGGATGAAAGCAACGTACATCGACTTGGCCGCACCTCGGGCAACGATGAGGTACTGGGTGTCCCGCAGACGCTTCTTGATCTTCGTGTTGACGAAGGCATGAAGTTCGTTGTTCCACACCGGCCTCTCAACGAAGATGAACCAGGAGAGGAGTTGCTCCGCCCACAGCTTGAAGGAATCCAACATGTGGACGTCCTCCCCGTCTGTGAGCGAGAGCTCCCCCTCGACGAATTCGATGAAACCGTCAATCGCCCCGTCGTCGTAGTAGACGAGAGGGTTCTTGATGAGTTCATCGATCCGGTTCATCTCCATCGAGATCTCTTCGCATACCGCGATCTCCCCGCTCAACACCTTCTGTCGAAAGGCGGCGTAGTGGATCGGGACCGCGGTGTTGCTAAGCATTACCCGTAGTCCACCACAACGTTGATGCGGAATGCGAGCTCCTCAAGCTGCCGCTCGTAAGCAGCAACCACGAAGCCAGTACCCGGAGGATCGAACAAGAGCTTCACCCTCAGGAAGATGTAGCTCTGCACAGCACTCAAGCGGGGATCGTCAGCGAACTGGGACCACTGCTCAGTGTTGCCGGTGATGCGGAAACCCGTGGTGGGCCCAACACCTAGCTGCGTCAGAGCTGAGATCGCAGTGTTGGTGTGCATGATGACGTCCGAGTCGAACGCGGTGTCGGCCGGCAAGAGGCCAAGCGAATGCTTGACATCGTCGAGAATGCTGGTCATGTCTTTCCTCCTTCCATTTTGACTTAGCCAGTCAGTCTGTCCTCTTCCGGCAATCGAGTGTCCGGTCTGACGACGAAGAAGACTTCGGCCAGAGCGGCATCCATTACC